TCTAGCTCTCTAATCAAATCAAACTCACAGGAGTTTAAAGTGACTAAAGATATTATAACACAAGAAAAGTAAATAAGAATGAATAAACTAATTTATAGGAAAAATATATGAGAGATTTAATACAAATATTTAAAGATGTTTTACCAGCTTTTGTAAAACCTGATAGCCTTAATGAACCTATTGGATTTAAGCAATTACCAGAATATCATGAAGCTTCAGATGTTCTTAATGAAGCTGGTGTTATTAGTTCCAATCTTTCTATATCTCATAACTATTCTAACATATATCAATTAATTTTACAATATAGAAATTTTGCCCAAATAGATTTTGTTGATGATGCCGTTGATGAAATAGTTAATGAAGCTATTGTAATTGAATCAGATAATCCAGTTGTTAAAATAGATTTAGATTTAGTTGAATTATCAGACAATATTAAAAAAATGATAGCTGAAGAGTTTGATTATATAAAATCTTTATTGAATTTTGATAATGATGCTGATGAACTTTTTAGAGGTTGGTATATTGATGGTAGAAAATATCAACAATTTATTTTTGCTAAGAATACTAAGAAAGGAATAGTTGATATAGTTGATTTGATTCCATTCAAAATAGTTAGAATATGGGATGAAAAGACTGAAAAGTTTTGGTATTATCTAGAACCAAATAGTCAAGATGAATTGAAAAAAGTTAGGTTAGATAGAAAACATTTATTAAATCAAAAAACTTATCTAGTATCTGAAGATCATATTAATTTTATACCTTCAGGATTAAAAAATCCAAAACAAGAATATTATCTTTCACATTTACATAGAGCAATTAAACCAGCTAATCAATTAATGCTATTAGAAGATTCTATGATTGTATATCGTTTTACTCGCGCCAGTGAAAAAAGAGCTTTTTATATTGATGTTGGTCGAATGGGAAAATCTAAAGCTGATGAATATGTAAAGAAGTTAATGAATAAGTTTAAGACTAGACTTAGTTATGATACAAGCACTGGAACGATTAATCAAAAGAAATCAACTATGACTATGCTTGAGGATTATTGGCTTCCTAGAATGAATGGAAAAGGCACTGAGATACAACAAATTTCAGCTGGACAGCAATTAGGCGAAATAACAGATATTCAATATATGAAACGTAGAGTATGGAAAGCTTTAAAAGTTCCAGCATCAAGAGCAGATGAAGAAAATCAATCAATGATTAGTTTTGGTGATGATTCAGTAAATAGAGAAGAATTGAAATTCAATAAAAAATGTTCAACATTGAGAAAGAAATTTTCACCTATATTACTCGAACCTTTAAGAATACAACTCATAGCCAAGAAAATTATCAAACAAGAAGAATGGAACAAAATATTTCCATATATTTATTTGAATTGGAATGAAGATTCTTATTGGGCAGAAATGAAAGATAGTTCAATATTGAATAACAGGTTAGATAACTTGGATAGAATGAATGACCATAAAGGTAAATATTTCTCAGAAGAGTATATAAAGAAAGAGATATTGAAACAAGATGATAGAGAAATTAAAGAAATGAAGAAACAGATGGATAAAGAATTTGAAGAAAATCCACCAGAAGATGAAGAAGAATAAAAGGAAGTAAATTTATGTCAATCGTGAAAAAAGTAATTAACAAAGAATACAATCAACTTAAAGAAGAACTAACTAAGAAAACTTGGGAAAAATTGGATGATGCTATCTCTAGTATTGACAAGGAAATGACAGATGATATTTCAGAGTTTAGCCCAAAATCTGAATAAGTATATATAAGTAAAGCTTATATAAAAAGGTGAACGAAATGGAAAGATTAAATCTTGTAAGAGAGTGGATAGCTGTTGAAAATCTCATTAAAGATGATGAATACTATATACAAGGTATTGCCATTAAAATGAAATTTAAAAACGGTAATGGTAGATATTATCCTGATAAACCTATGATGGAACAACTAAAAGCATATGTTGATGAAAATTTGAGTAGAGGTAGATGTGTTGGTGAATTAAATCATCCAACAGAAAAATCAGCTCAAATGGAAATTAATCCAGAAAGAATTAGTCATAGATTTATTACTCTTGAAAGACAAGGTGATGATATTTTCCAGAAAGCTCAAATAGTTAAGGGAAACAAATGTGGTGATGTTGTTATTAATCTAATGAAAAATGGTGTGACATTAGGTTTAAGCTCTAGAGCATTAGCAATGTTAGAAAAAAAGAAAAGTTATGTTGAAACAAATTGTAGAAAAATAATCACACCCGGAGATATAGTTTGGAATCCTTCTGCTGGAAATGATGCTTTCATTGAAGGTGTATTAGAAGGACAAGAATGGGTTTATCAAAACGGTGTAATTGTAGAAGCACAAAATTTTGAAATGGTTGTTGATGATGCTAAATCAGAATTTAAGAAAATGACTTCTAAAACAAGAAGTCTAATTGTTGAAAAGGTAATCAGTGATTATATTACAGAATTACTTAAAAATATTTAAAAGTAAATAATATTGAAATGAAAACAAGGAGTTTATTAAATGGATAATTTAAAAGAATTGTTTGCACAGTATGTAAGTGAAGAAGTGCTAACAGAAGATAATCTTACTAAGATTGAAGTAATGTTTGAGAGTGCTATTAATGAAGCTGTTAAAGTTAAAACTGAAGAGCTTGATGTGGTATTTGAAGAAAAATTGAGAGTTGAAATGGAAAGCTTTCAAGAAACAGTGAATGAAGGTCTAGATGATTATCTAACTTTATTTGTTGAAGAATTTACTACTGAAAATAAGATTGCTTTAACTAACAAGTTAATGGTTGAGAAAGCTCAAACTATACTTTCTTCAATTCAAACTGTATTTGTTGAGAATGGTATTCAAATTCCAGAATCTAACGATAGTCTTTTAACTGAGATGAATGACAAATTTGAAGATATGGAATCTAAATATAATGAAGTTCAGAGTGAAAAAATTGAACTTTCTAAGCAAGTTATTGAAATGGAAAAAGCTTCAGCTTTTATTAATGCTGTTGATGGTCTTGTAGAAACTGATAAAGAAAAAATTATGAACCTCATGGAAGGTCTTGTAGTTGATAATGTTGAAGATTTTAAATCTAAACTTTCTATTCTTGTTGAAAAAGTTGCTGATGATGATGAAGACGAAGATGATGAAGATAAAAAAGACAAGAAAAAGAAATCAGCAAAAAAAGACGAAGATGAAGTAAATGATGATGATGAAGATGTTAAGAAAGAAAGCGATGATAACTGGTCAAAAAAATACCAGAACATGAAATTGAATTAAAAAATTTAAGGAGTTAAATTATAATGGTTAAGAAAATGGATAAAACTAAATTAGTTATTGAATCTAATGAGAAGATGTATGCTAAATGGGCACCAGTTATTGAAGGAACACATAAAGCACTAGCAGATGTTCAAGAATTTCTTCCTAAAGTTAAATCTAATCATAAAGCATTACTAGCAATGCAACTTGAGCAAGTAGAACAATTTGTTCTTGAGTCAACTGTATCAGCTGATGTTGAACAGTTCCAACCAATACTTGTTCCTATGCTTAGACGTATTGTTCCTTCACTTATCGGAACAGAAATCTTTGGTGTTCAACCAATGACACATCCTTCACAGTTGATTTTCGCTCTTAGAGCTGTTTATACTAACACTGAAGCTAATGGTGTTAAATATGCTAAATCACAGATACTTTTACTTGCTGATGCTAGTAATTTTGCTGTTGGTGGATACATTTCTAATACTGCTGATGCAGCCGTTGGAACAGTAAGACATATTACTGATAATCTTGTATTAGTTGAAATCACATCTAGCTCTGGTGCTGATAGATTTGCAGCCGAAGATGAAGTTGACAATGTTGCTTCTTTCTCATCCGCTGAAACAACTGTTACTTCTCAAACAGCTAACGAAGCTCTTTATAAAACAATCTTAAAAGATTATTCTGGAACATATACTACTGCCGCTGGTGAAGTTATGGGAACAGATATTAAAGAAATCGGTTTCAATATTGATAAAGAAAGTGTTGTAGCTAAAACTGTTAAAATGAAATCTAGTTATACTAGAGAAATGGCAGAAGATTTGAGTGCATGTCATGGTATGGATGCTGTAAGTTTACTTACACAACTTGCTAGTGATGAAATCATCGTAGAAATGAATAGACGTTTTATCGACATGGTAGAAGTTCAAGCAATTCTAGGTGGAAGCACAGTATGGAATTATAATACAGCTGATGGTAGATGGGAAATTGAAAAGTATCAAAACCTATGTGCTAAAATTTCTAGAACATCAAGAGAAATTGCTAAATCTACTAGACGTGGACAAGGTAACTTTATGATAGTTGATACTTCAACTCTTTCAGCTCTTGAAATGTCTGGTAAATTATCAACAGCTAATGTTGACCCAATGAATCAAAGTTTTGTTGGTATCTTCAATGGTTATATCAAAGTATTTGTAGACATTCATTGTGATGAAACTCAAATCCTTATGGGTTATAAAGGTAGCACAGAGCTTGACGCTGGTATCTTCTATTGTCCTTACATACCTTTACAGGTAACAATGGGTTATACTCAAGAGGGTGACCAACCACGTTTATTCTTCAGAATGAGATATGGTCTTATTAACAATCCTTTCGGAGCATCTAACTACTACAGAAAGATTGACTTACAGAATCTTCCTAGCTAGAAATAGTTAAATAGTAAATAAGAGTGTAGAGGTTAATTCTTCTACACTCTTTTTTCATAATAAGGATTAAATCAAATGGCTAAATATGTATTTCCATCTAGTATAGAATCAATCAAAAGTAAAGATATAGAAAATTCTGGTCAACCTTTTATTCATATTACTTTATATGATTGGAAAATATCTGGAAAATCAGCACAAGAAGTTTCTCAAAGTGGAGATATTTTAGCTCAATATTTTATTGCTATTCCTGAAACAACAATACAAGAACAATACAATCATAGTTGGGATAATGTATCACCTATATTTTCTGGTTCAATGTCTACTAAATTAAAAAATGCTCTAGGTTGGGTAGCTGAAAAAATGCCAATGCTTGGTGGTGGTGTAGATGCTTTAGAATTTGAAGCTGGTCATTTACTTAATGATTTTGTTCAACAGAATTATAAAGGATTAGATTTTAGACAATTTGAATTTTTATTCAATATGATACCTAGAAATTTAAAGGAAGCTGAAACGATTAAAAATATAATGACAACTTTCAAACTTTATACCACTCCTAGATATAATGGTATCACAGTAAAATATCCAGCTGTTGTTAAATTTAAAATATATTCGGGTGGCAATAAAAATACACTACCTTTATTTCAATCTATGTTTTGTGGTGTTCAAACATTAGGATTTAACTATTCACCTTCTGGATTTATGAGAACATTTAAAGATGGTAATCCAGTTCAAATACATATGAATTTAACATTAAAAGAATTAAAGCGTATTGATAATGAAGAATTATTAACAGGAGTGAAAAAATAGTTTGAAATATTTTGAGCAATTCAATATCATCAATATTAATGATAAAAACTTTAGAGATTTATTCTTTAAGGTTTATATTGCTGAAGTAGAAAATGTTGAAGCTAATCAACTCATAACATATGAATTAAGTGACTATGAAACTATAAAGGATGTTTCATACAAGTTTTATTCAGAAACAAGTCTATGGTGGGTTATAGCTCTCTTAAATGATGTTTATGATTTGAACTTTGATTGGGTTTTAACACTAGAGCAGATTGAATCTATTTCAAATGAAAAAGTTGCTTCAGATGGTGGAGATTATAATACATATTTTGATGAATTATCAGATTTATCAGATGCTAGAAGAGAAATAAAATTATTAAAGCCTGAATTTTTAACTAATTTCATCAATATATTTTTAGATCAAAAAGTGGAAGCAGAAGATGAAGAATTATC